CGCTTGCGCACCCACTTGTTGGCCAATGTTAGACAGTTGACCTGCCGCTGATTGGCCAAGCTGTGCACGTTGTGCTTCCAAAGCGCCAATCTGTGATCCGGCCTGGACACCCAAACCGGCTTGTTGCGCTGCCAACTGAGCGGCTTGCTGTTGCAAACCAGCCTGCTGGGCAGAAGCGCCAATTTGACCCTGGCCAGCGGCCATGAGTTGTTGCGCTGCGTTCTGGCCAAGACCGGCTTGCTGCGCTGCGACCTGGGCCTGCTGCGCACCCAGTTGGCCAATACCTTGGCCAGCCTGCATTTGACGCTGCTGCTGTTGTTCAAAGGAGGCCATCGCTCCTGCTTGTGCTTGGCTGTAGCCCTGAGACAAGAGGTTGGCAATGGTGGAGGCCTTTTGGTCCATCAAGTTGCGCTGCATCTCAGCGCGCTGAACGCCTTCACGCTCACCGCCAAATGCACCAGACCTTACCGCCTGCGCTGCCAAGCCTTGGCCGGCAATTGCGCTTTGGCGATCCATCTGCTTCATCGTCTCGTCGATGACTTGCTGACGATACGGGTCCATAAAGGCCTGTGCAGAACGAGGGTCGTACCCTTGCTGCGCGCCGCCTAAGGTGCCAATACCTTGGCCAAGAGCCTGCTCGGCCGCACCGAAACCTGGTTGTTCGGCTGCAATAGATGACGCAAGTGCGCCGCCATACAACGCGCCGACGCCTGCCTGCATGCCTGGAGCACGAGCAGCTTGCGCTGCCATGCCAACGGCCTGTTGGCCTTGGCCAAGGCCCTGCTGCATCATCTGGCCAGCGTAATTGAAGTTTGGCTGTGAACTTTGAAGCTGACCAGCAGCTTGCTGCATCAAAGCCTGAGAACCGCTGAAGTCTGCACCGCCAGAGCCAAGAGCCATCTGCTGTGCTTGAGTCAAGCCACCAATACCTTGAGCGATCGCTGCCGTTGCAGGACGCAGGTCCGCTTGGCTTGACATGGCTGCCATGTTCTGGCCCGTGGCCAGCGCTCCGAGGCCCGTGCCTAAGTCTTGACGCGCCGCGCCAAATTGACCAGTGGTGTCGGATGCAGCTGCGCGCTGCGCGGCCAGGTCAAGATAACCCAGGCCTTGGTTAATTTGACCGATGCCAGAGGTGATATTGGCCGTGGCCCCACCTGCTTGGCCCATGGCCTTTTGAGCATCAGTAAACTGCTGGCGGGTGTCAGCCCCGCGCAAGATGTCAGCGGCCTCACCAGTGGTGCTGTACGCACCGCCCAGTGCTTGATTGGCAGCGGTCATGTAAGGCGTAAAAGCCCCAACACCTTGCTGTTCAGCGGCTCTGATAGCAGCAGTTTGTGCAGGAGAGAAGCCTGCTACCTGATAGCCAGGAAGCTGCTGGGCAAGCGTTTGGCCTCCGCTCTGGTTGAAAGCCAGTTTCTGGGCTTCTTGCAGTAGCTTGAGCTTATACGCTTCAATCTCCGGGGCTTCCCGGACTATCTGTTGGGTGACTGTTTCGTCTGCCATTTATTTCCCCTTAACGGCTCCGCCTTCGAGCTTCTTCATTAACTTGTACATGCGAGCCGCGCCTTTGCGACGACTGCCACCTCCGGCGTTGCGCACGGCCTTGGCCGTAAACACAAATTCACCGTCCGACAGCATCGCTGGAATGTCATCCGAAGTCCCTGTGCCAGGGCCGTTGATGGGGCCAGTCTTGCGTGGGAAGTTCGTCATCTGTGCATCACCGCCCTTGGCCATGCGACGGGGTTGGCCGTCGGGACCGTAGATGAGGGGCACACCATACAGGCCTGACACGTTGTACGGCTGCGCCACACCGCCAGGACGCTGAGTCACGCCCATGGGGATGACAGAGCCAGGCTGGCTGATAGGAATCGTGCCATACGAAGGCGTGGGGACAATTGGATTGTCCGGTGTCGTAGGTCTGGTATAGCTGCTGAGACCACCGCTGAACTTATCAGGGTTATCCCTCATGTAGTCAGAACCGGTGTAGTTGCGGTTAAACGCAGGGTTCTGGTTGGCGGGCTCGCCTTGCATGCCGCCAGTGGCTGCTACGGCAGCAGTGCCTGCAAGAGCCAAAGGACCATACTTCTGAATGATACCTGCATCTGCTGGCAAACCTGCACGGCTTGGGGACAGATTTGTGTTGTAAATGTCCTTGGCTACATTAAAAGGCTCTTGGACAAACTGACGTGCAGTGTCGATTGGCCCAGTCATGCCCAGTGCACTACGTTCAATCTGAATGTTGGTTGGAGACGCACCTACACTGGTTGGCGACATTGTCTTAGGATCAATGCCAATCTGTTTGTAGTATTCTGCTTGGTAGTCTGCGGGCATCGAGCCGCCAGGACCACTCTGAGAAGTTGAAGCCAGCAAGTCTTTTGCAGTGCCTGTAGCCTCAATAGCAGTAATATCAGGCTTTCCACCAACAAGAACATTGCTACCCTCTTGACCGGGCAATGGGGCGGCAGGAGGCTGATTACCAGACTCAAGCGAGACAGGCTCGTTCATCATGGTTGTGTTGTTCTTAAGACCTTGAAGCGCGGCTGACGATGCACCAGACATCAGGCCCATTCTTAAAGCGTCTTGAGTGCTCATGCCACCCAGCTTGCCAATACCTGCGCCAATCACGCCTGTTGCAAGGCCTGTATTCAAGGCACTACCGGCTGCGCCAGGTAAGTAACCACCAACTGCGGACAGTGGGCTTGTGCCCATGATTGTGCCGCCACCGCCGATGTAGCCCATAGCGCCAGAGATCAAGGCTTCCTTGATTGATCCGCCGGCCATGAGCGTCGTGCCCGCGCCCGCGAGACCCGCTGCAGTGCCCATTGAAAGGCCCACGCCTGCTGGACCGAGGACCGCTGCCAACGCAATGGTGCCCAGGATGCGCCCAACAGGAGATTTCAGCACGTCTTTAACGACGTTCACAACACCTTTGACGACGCCCTTAACGGCCCCAACGACTTTGCCAAGCACGCCACCTTTGAACTCAGGCAGGCCTGTAGCAGGGTTGATCGTGCCAGAGCCGCCACGGCTTCTGAGCATTTCAGCTTCTTCAGGAGTAATGTGTGCCAGGATGCTGTCACCACCACGGCCCTTGGCAGCAAGGTATTGACCAACATCGGCCAAGCCGCCAGAGGCCATGCCCATGGGCTGCAGGCCTTCAACAACAGGGCCCATATCTACCATGGGTTCTTGAGCACCAGCGCCCTGCATCTGCCGCATCTCTTGCAGCACCGCGAGCATCGAGCCAATGAACTCAGGATCGTATTCTTCTGGCATGTCCCCTTCATCAAGGGCACCGCCTTCAATCATTTTTTGCAAGAGGTTCTTGTAGTCGCCAGGGTTTTGGCTGACGTATTCAAAAACCTGAATGAGCACATCAAGCTGTGCAGGCGTGAGCTGAAGGTCACCAATGTTTTGGCGAATGGCCTCTTTTAACGCAACGTCCTCGCCAGGATTGACCATGCCAAGGGCGGTCATCGCGGCGTCATAGGAGTCAGCGCTCGTGACGGTCGGTTGTTCTTGTTGGGCTTGTTCGCCCTGCATGCCCATGCCTTGAGGCAAGGCCATGATTCCTTCAGTTGCCATGATAGTCCTTTCCAGTTTTTGCCAAAGGCCTCACGGGCCGCGCGCCGGGAAAGGACGCGTTAATGGCTGTAATTATCCAACAAAAGATCAAGTTTTGTCCACTCATTACGACCTGTCTATCTCTAAATAGGACAAGTAAAAGTGCGAACTAGCCAGACTAGACCGAACTTTTAATACATCACCCGCTTCCATCACAAACGGGACGCCGTTAAAGACCTCCATGGTCGCGTCCGGTGCAATGGTATGGGCCTTCAAAACATAGTGCAGCGTGGCGTCGCCCGCGCTGTACTGCGTCACTTGCAAACTGGTCCGTGATGCGTTGGCATTGGTTACCCGCAAAGAGCGAATGACCGCTGTGGTCGCATCAGGGACGGTGTAAATCGTTGTTTCTGTAGCAGCTGATGGCAGCAGCACCTTGCGAAGATATTTGTTGGCCATGGTTACCTCAATGAAGACATAAAGGTGACCGTCAAAATCACCGAAGGAATGGCAGGGATTGGAGCCGCTGCTGCGGCCGCTGTTGCATGCAAGTTAGTGTCGTCAACTGCCCACATCAGCTCAAAGTAGTCCCCGCCGTTGAGGTCAAGCACAAAGTTCCACGCAGCCACCACCTCAGCATTGGTGCCTTGAACAGCCACAATACTTGCAGAATCTGGGACATCCGTCCCGTTGATCCTGGGCCAGATATACGCATGAGCTGATGCACCAGAGGCCTTGTCCAACTGAATGGAGAACTGAAAGTTGTAGACGCCAGGCAGGTCAACGTAGATGCGCGATGTTGGAGAGCCAACATACATCTGGTTGGCAATTTGCGAGGTGTTGAACGTGTACGCTTGGGGCGTGTTAATCGTTGCAATCGTCTGCGTGGTGGTGTCAAAGAACGACCCATAGGGCAACAACATCCCCGCGCCAGCACTACTCAGGCTTTGGTTGAAACCACTGGCCTCGTACCAGGTCAGCGCAGCATCCTTGTCCTCTGTGACGATGGGCGTGTAGGTGTTGTTGAGCTGAAAAACAATCTGCTCAAGCGAACGCACAAGCTGATTGAACTGCGCGGGATCGTACCCGCCAGTACTAGCGTTAGGCAGCCTGACGTTGTTGATTTTGCTCATCGGAATCCGTCCGGCTGAATGTCAACACGCATGGTTCCAAAGCGCCAGAAACTACCCAGCTCATCGCTCTCAATGCGCAACTGAATCTGCCTGCCGCGCGCCCGCGTGCTGACAAACTGCGTAGTTGGCGTGATCACATAAGGGTCCAAGGAACTTGGTACTGCAGTGGCCTGTGGATAAGGACGCAAGCGAAGCGCCACAGTGATGTTTCCTTCTTGGCGCTTAAAGTCAGGAATGAACTTCTGCATGAGCACCATGTTGTCACCGTCACCAATGTCAAAGTAGCCAGAGTACACGTATGCGTCAATGGCCTCGCCATTGGCATCCAGCCCGTCTTCCTGGTTATACAGGTGACTGCGTCCCGCTGTCAGGCCGTAGATCGTAGTGATGGTGGCTTCCGTGTCCAAAGGATCATATTTGGAGGCCAAGGGCTTCTCAAACGTGCCGATGTCTGTCCAAGCAGTGCGTGCCATGGAGCCTACTGACCAGACGTTTTCCATGTAGTTGTACGTCACAAAGCGGTTGACATAGTCGCTGCTAAGGGACGGGTAGTACCACGTTACCTCGTTGAACTGGGTGTTGATACCCACGTTCACTGAAGTGGCCTGGGCAATGTTCAAGTCTTCAAAGACGTAGTCTTGCACCGTGCAAGGAATCTTTTTGACCGAGCCGTCAAACACGAAGAACGCGTCCTTGCTCATCCAATACGCCACGCCGTTCACGTCAGCTGACGCGTGGGGCGCGATGATGCCGCAGTTGGCACCCAACTGCTGGAAGCCAAAGGTGTAGGGCGGTCCAAGGTACTGCTGGCCATGAATGGACGTGTCTGTCCAAATCAAAATCTGACCACGTGAGCGCAGCGCCGAGACAATCTCGTTGCCGTCCGTGAGCCGTTGTCCACCGGCCGTGTTTGTTGCAGTGGCGACAAAGTCGTTGATGTTCTCTTGCGAAGAAAAGCGCACAAACATCGGGTCCTGGCTCGTTGGATCACCAAGCGTGGACTCCGTGCCAAAGCACACCAGGTGCCTGTCTGGTGTAGACACCAGCGCAAACTTTGATTTAGTGGGCGCGCCTGAGATGGCCGTGGCCCGCGTGCCAATGCCCGAGCTGGGGTCCCACTCATAAATGCCGCCGTCAACCAGCTGCAAGATGAGTATTTGGCCAAAGTTGTCAAATTGCCAGACCCTGGCGAGCAGAGACAACGCAGCAGAGGCAGGTCGTGGCGTGCCCCAGGTGCTCAGGCCCCAAGTGCCTGTGCCCCAGCCAAAGTCAACGAAGCTGACGTCACCACCGACGTTGATCTGGTAGGTCGCTGTGGCCGTGCCGGCCGCTGCTGCCGTGGAGGTCGCTTGGGTCGGGGAGATGATAGTGTAGTGATCAGGGTCAGGTACATTTTGAATCTCAAACTCATTGGTGAGGTCAGCATTAGGAATACCTCCAGGGTTGCCAGTGACGCTGCTGAACTTGACAAAGTCTCCTTCAGTTGCGCCATGGGCCACGTCATTGACAGTCACTGTGGTGAGGCCATTGGTGGTGTCAAAGGTACATGAGCCCGTGGCGCGAATAGGAGTGATGTCGGACCACGCGCCACCATAGAACACATAGACCTTGCGGTTTGTTCCAAGGGCCGCGTAGGGTGATCCGTCGAGCGCGTTCCAGGTAAAGATGTCACTGACGGAACCCACGAAGTTCACTTGCGTGTTGCCGAACTGCGTCCAGCCGCCTAACTTCTCGGGCAGGCCGTAGCGAAAGCGTATGTAGTCGCTGTCTACCCAGCCACCTTCAGCGCCGTATTCGGTATTCTGCTTGTCAACACCAGGCTTTAAAAACAATCGCAAGAGGGCCATATTTAGCCCTTTGCTGCACGCATGTTGTCAACAAGATTGGGGTATGGACGGCCTGCTTTCTTGGCTGCGGCCTTGGCGGCAGACTTCTTTGCAGGCGTCAAAGCCTTGGGTTTTCCAAGGCTCTTGGGGCGTTTTTTGTCCCATACAGGGGTATTTTTCATGTTACACGTCTCCATTCAGGTTTGCCGTCGCCACGGCTGAAATGCGGTGTGTCAACGAGTTTTAGACCATTTCCGCCCCAAGAATTCAGTGGATGCAGACTTTCCCAGTATGCACCCAATGGGG